CCGAAATCAAATCATTAACATACGTACTGATTGATTTCTTTGTTAAAGAAGTAAATTGATCAAGAATTTTAGCCGTAATAACTCCGTCATACACCTGTTTCGCAAAATACCGAACAAAATCTGGTGAAGGATTTACAAACTCTTTTGCAATAATAGTTTTTAGTTCACCTGTATACTTCAACTCACTAGCCGAACTTAGTACATTATCAACATCAAAATAAGATTTATGAAACTTCTTCAATTCTTCTACCTGGTTATCCTTCAAATCAGTTATGTCCACTTCTAAGAATGGCTTTTCATCCATCTTGTTTGGCTCAATCAAATCTGTATAAAAACGATAGATAATGCCATTAGTCAATAAACCAAATTTCGCTTTAGATACATTGAAGTAACGTATAAGTTGGTTATCATGCAAATTGAGATCCTGTGCCCAATGTTTACATTCAATAAGAAGCACAGGTTCACCATCTTTCATGATAGCATAATCTATTTTTTCTCCCTTTTTCATCGCGATATCACAAGTCATCTCCGGAACTACTTCCAAGGGATTAAATACGTCATAACCTAGTGCATTAATAAATGGCATAATAAATGCGTTCTTAGTAGCTTCTTCAGTGAGAATGTTTTCTTTGAGTTTGAATACTCGTTCAGAAAGTTGTTTGATGCTGTCTTTAAAATCCATAGTATTAAATAAAATGAATCTTCTGTCAGCGTGCGCCCACTGGAAATTACTCCAGAATCTGATATTTTCAGATTACACGCTGACAGAAGATTCAGACTAATTTTGTTTGGGCCTTTCAAAAATGGTGATAATATTTGAAAGCACAAAAGAAAAGAACATTTATTTTCGAATAGCCATACCCGAAATGATTATACGATGTGAATCCA